ATAAATAATGTTTTCTTTGTTGGTTTTGTTGTTGCCTTTGGTTTTTCTTTAGGTTTTTCTAGTTCTTCGTCATCGTCATCATTAATAAAAACACATTTCTGATTAGCGTTATTATCTTCATCTTCAGAAACGATTAATTCATTTTCATAATAATTTTTAATTTTATATCCATTAGTTTTATAATAATTAATTCTTTTGTTTCCTTTGAATTTGAATAATGAAAAGTCGTCATAAATATCTATACACAACGGAGTATATTTGCGTTCTGATTTTTTTTCTCTTAATATTCTTCCAACGGACTGTTGAATATCACCGATAGGACTGGCTAATATTACGGTGTTTAGTGTGGGAATATTTAATCCTTCGCTACTCATTTGATAAGTCGCCAGAATTATTTGTTTAGTTGCTGAAATATCTAAATCAGTCATTTTCATACCTCCAATATAATATCCGTATGATGCTATCTCATCATTTTTAATCAATTGTTCTAAATCTTTTAATTGGTTTTTTCGTTCAGATAATATTAAGATTTTTCTATCTGGTTCGTTAATAAGAATTTCTTTTAATAAATTGATAATAAAAATAGTTCTAGGCATATAACTAGTTATATTATTAATCATCGATACAAAATTGGGTGTTCCATTATACATCAACTTAACATAACTATAATTCAAATCATGAACAAAATATTTATGTAAATGAACAATCATATTACATTCATCATTGTCTGTTTTGATTTTATAAACAGATTTACCTAAATACCATTCGAAAACCTTTCTTAAACCGTCTTTACGATTAAGAGTTGCCGAAAGTCCTAAGGTTATACGAATATTCATTTTTCTGAAAGCTTTCGAAAAAACTTCTGAAGCTATATGATGACATTCATCAATAATAACTAATCCAAATTCACTAAAAATAGAACTGTCATAATCTCGCATTGCTAAAGATTGTAATGTGGCTATAACAATATCTTTATTTTCAACTTCAATTTTGCTCTGTTTGATTTTTCCAATTCTTGCATTCGGAACAAATAATTTAATACTATTAATAAACTGTTCGTTCAAAAAATCTTTATGAGATATAAATAAAGTCTTCTTTTTAAAATAACAGGCAATATAAATAGCCATAATTGTTTTACCAAAACCACATGGAACACTAATAATACCTCCTAATTTCTTTTTATCGATAACATTATCTATAAAAGCATCGACTGGTGCCTGTTGAATGTCTCTCAATTTACCACTGAAATTTAAATTCGGACAATCGACACCATTATTTAAATTGTCTGTTAAAGGAAATCCAAATTTTTCAATACCATAACATTTAGGAACATATAATTTAGTATCGCTCTCTAAATAAATTGGATATTCTTTAACAACAGAAAAAGAATTACCGAATGTTTTCGGACTGATTAACAATTCTTTTTTGATTTTATTAATAATTTCTTCATTTTTATCAGTCTTAGTAATTGCATAACCTCTATTATTTAAGGAAGTTGTCAATATACTCATTTTTTGTATTCAATAATTAATATGAATTTATTTTTTATATGTAATTTATAAATAGATGGTCAAAAATTTTATTCGAGCGTTATTAGTGTTAATTTTAATTTTTGTTATTTTAGTTGATTTTGATTTACCAATCATTATAAGTACTCCTATAAATCAGTTATTCATTGCTATAATCATATTATTTATAATATTAACTGTTGATGAAATTATAGGATTTTTAACTGGTATTATATTCCTCGTTATTTATTTTAAATATTATCAGCGAAAATTACATAAAACTCATAATTCTTCTTCTCAACCTTCGTCTAATAATAATATTCTAGGCGTATCTGCCAGCACAACATCTCATTTCGTTTCATCACCTGCTATTTATTCAACTACTAGCCCAAATGAAGATTCATCTTTATCTTCTTTCTTTAATTTCTTCGCAGGTGATACTAAACCTAAACCTTATACAAATAAACCTGAAATACCAGAACATTATATTCAGGATATAAAAAATGATAACTGCACCCTAATTCCATATGTATCAACTGAATTATTAAAAGCAGCCCAAAACAATATTTATAATGAAGAAAATTATAATAATGAAATAAAACAAGATAGTAATTTTTATGGTATTCAAGGTTTGAATTCAGATAATATTCATTATAATGCGTTTGATAATACTACTACGCCTTACACAACGTTATAAAACATCATCAAATATAAAACAACAAATATCAAACCTAATTTTATAAAATAATTATAATTATCAAATATTAATGATAAATTATCTGGTATTTTACTCAAAATAGTCGCATATATATATGGATTAGTTATTAGAGCAACAACTATGCAAATAATAAAAACCTTAATTGCCAATTCATTATCTATACATAAATCTTTATTATTTTGTTTTTGTTGTGGTTTTGGTTGTTGCTGAAATGGTTGTTGTTGTTGCTGAAATGGTTGTTGTTGCTGTTGTTGAAATTGCTGTTCTTGTTGTTGTTGCGATTGTTGCTGATAATTAACTTTATAATTATTATTAATATTCTGGTCAGCAGTTAATGATAATTCTTGTTCGAATTCACTCAAAACATCTTTAACCGTCTGGTCGTTTGTCATATCATCTGTTGTAACGGGTCCATTAGTTCTTAGGGGGATTTTGTCTATAGACGTAATCATAATATTATTAGACGGTTTTCCGGTTGTTGTCATCTGTTTTTATATTATTATAATTTATATATATAATAATAATTCTTACGCAAATATTTTATTCATAATATTAGGTTCTGTTATTTGATTTGATGCTCTATAGTTGTCTTTATTTGGTTCCAATGCATCTTTGTTACATGGTGCATTGACTATGTTATATTTATAACAAGTATCATTCAATTTAAAGACCTTATTAACGACTTCGTCATATTTGGGGGCAAAATATAAAATACAATTCTCTTTACAAACTCTGCTGAATAATAGAGCTAATGATAAACCAAATAATGCACTGATAAACATTTGTCCGTATTTATTATAAAATAACCTATCTATAACATACTGTGTTTTCATTTTTAATCTATTTTAAAGTTAGTTTTTAAATTATGGGTTGTTCTATGGCATTATCTACGCATTTAACTTCTTCAACTTTGTATTTATAACACGTGTTCGTATCATAATGTTTATAAACAATCTTATCGGCATTATAGGGTGTTGGATATTTAATTACAACATGAGGTTTTGGTGTTGATATATATACATAAAAAATACCGATAGCAAACGCAATAATAAAGGCTAAAAAATTAAAACTAAACGTTTTCATTTTTATTTATATTCTAATTTATATAATTAAATAAATGTTGTTTGCGGCATTTGATAATTATGTTTCTATTATTTGGAATGTTGTATCGCCAATTTTTGCATTTCTTATATTATTTGGAATAATAAGTGCTATATGGTGTTATATTTTTAAGATTTCATATATTACTTATTTTAATAATGTAATAAAACCTGTTATATTATTATTTTATAGTTTTGCATATTTAATTTTTATTATAGTCCAATTACCTGTGACTATTTATGAATATATAAAACTATTTTTGATTGAATTAGCTGAAGTTTTTTCTTTTGTTATTAATTTTTTTAATAGTATTGCCAATGTATTGTATGAATTTAATGAAGAAATCTATAACATTGTATAAACGTCATCTACATCTTCTAAATTTGGCTTTCTTAATGTTAAATAATTATATAAATCATTTGATTTTTTAGACTTACGCCATTTATCATACAAGGCTTTATTATCTTTCATATATTTGGCGTATTTTTCGTTATTGGCTATTCTCTTACTTTCATAATCATTATAATATTTGTTTTTTCTATCTTTTTCTTTTTTTGCTTTTTTTTCTAGTTCATTTTTATAAATAGTAATTGAACTCATTAATTTAACCTTATTTATATCAGTCTTAGAATTGATATTATCAACTAATAAATAGCCTATACTTTCTATCGTTGCCATTTTCTATAACTATTAATTATATTTTTTTAGCATCATAAATATTAGGTTGTGTCAATTCAAACATACCTTTATAAAATTGTGTCAATGTCTCTTTATCTGTTAAAGTTTCTTCATATTGACTTATTGGAACATATTTAATTATTGTTTTTTGTTCATTCGGTTTTATTACATATTTATTTTCATAATAACTTTTTATTATTAATATTACCCCTACAAATAAAAGAAATAATGCAATAGCTTTCATTTTTATTAAATGAAAATAAAAAAATAAACACAAAAACCTTAACTCAAAGTTCGTGAAAGTTCAGGAGAAGGAACTTCTTCCTTAACCTCTTCTTTAACTTCTTCTTTAACTTCTTCTTTAACTTCTTCATTAACGACTTCATTAACCTCTTCTTTAACTTCTTCTTTAACTTCTTCTTTAACTTCTTCATTAACCTCTTCTTTAACGACTTCATCGACAACTTCTTTAATTTCTTCTTTTCCTTCTTTAGCTGCTAGCCATGGGTCGGGTTGGTTGGCTAGTTCTTCGGCGACATTAGAAGAATTGGCAACCTTTGATTTTGCAAGAATATCGGCCTTTCGTTGTTCGAAAACTTGGTCCTTAGTTTCCATATTTTGCTTATATTGTTTCATTAGAGTATTAAGCTGAGTTTCTGAATATTCTTGGTCGTTTAGGTCATTCGGATTTGGAGACCATGGACACCAGCAGCCAACTTGGCAAATATAGATATCAAATTTATCATCATATTTTTTAATAAACTCGCTACGGGCTTTAGCTTCTTCAACGGTATCGAATACACCTCTGATTTTAATACCTCGCATTGATGTGCGGAAGTTGTTTTCCCGATGAAAGTCAGTTTCAATTTCTCCCGAATTGGTATCTTTGAAAAATTTATATTGTTCATTTAGTTCATCTGAATTGAAAATATAAGCATGATTTGAACGAATAGTATTCACAAGGTCAGCCGAATCCGGATATTTATTTTGAAGACCATCAAGAAGCGATGACATATCTTTTCCGAATTTATCTAAAAATCTTGAAAAATAATAAACCTCCTTATCCTTAAGAATGTCTTCCGGACTTAGAAAAGAAACCAATCCATAATTTTGACCTCGAATTGCCTTATCTTCGTCCAAATAATCACGTTCTTTAGTTGTTACTAATACATCCGCCATAGTTACTTATATATAATAAAATAAAAAATTCTTATATCTTTTTATAATAATATTCTAAAGATTTTAGAATAATATAACTAGAAGCAATAGAAACAGCTATGTGTTTTGAAACTATTATAAAATATGATTTTAACATCTCTATATTAATATAATTGATTTATTTTTTATACATAATATAAAAATCAAGGGCTTTATGTATCATATAATTACCACCTATTACAATAAATGAAAATTTGGCAAGTTCTTTAACAAGAATGTTCATTTTATAAATATAAATTATTTTTTATTTTTAAATAAAAATCTCAAGTTCTGTAAAAATAAAAAAAATGTTATATTTATAATAGTATGTATCAGCCAACTTATAGTTTTGATATTTGGGAAGCATTAATTCGCATATTAAAATATGCTATAGAAGCCATGGTTGTCGCACTTGCTGCTTATATTCTGCCAGAACATAAACTACGATTCAGCGAAATATGGATGATTGCTTTAACCGCTGCTTGTCTGTTTTCAATATTCGATTTACTCGCTCCTTCATTCTCAGCAGGTGCCCGTCAAGGTGTTGGACTTGGTGCCGGTTTCCGATTGATTGGTTTCGGTGCTGGCCTTTAAAGGGATGGGATAACCTTATAATTTAATTCTTCGCATATTTTTTTCCATATTTGGTCTTGAACATATAACTTTTCTCTACTTTTCAATAATGGGAAAAATTTCAAATATTCGTTCAGTCCTAATATCTGAAAAAATTTATATAAAACATAACTATAGGATAAAAAGTTTTTCCTGTCTTTAGGACAATGTTTTAAAAACGGTCCTTGAATGTCTCTAAACATCGAACATAATTTTTCCTCTAATTCTGGTGAAAATTGTGGTGTAGGTATTCCATTAATCCGATTGATAATATAATTGATATGTTCGTAATATTTATTAATTCTCAATCGTTTCAATATTTCTCGCATTTTGGTATATGTGATTTTTTTAGTATCCATTATTTTTTCTTTTTTGATTTCATTTAAAATTTTTTCAAACACATCATTGGGTATATCAGTGCTCTCTTTTCCTTGCACCTGATTACACCATTCCCTAAAATGATTAATTCTTTTATAACTAAAATGTGAAGTATCCTTATTATTTTGTCTTAAAATAGGTCTATTTTGTTCTACTAATAACAATTCCTGATATCCGCAAGTGCTACAAATCATTATTGCATCGTGTTGCAAACAAATTAAAGGAATATTACATTTACAACATATTTCATTATTATCATTATTAATTTTTTTGATATGATATTTATTTGTTATTGATAGATATTGGTCAACCAAGTCACTCTTTTCGATAATTTTCAAATCCTCTATTTCAATCTTATCTTCACTAGGAACTAAATTGAACGATTCTAAAATTGATTTAGTCTTATATTTATTTGAAGATGTAACCGACTGTTTTTCAATCATTTCATAATAATTAAATAAAATAGAACTTGTATTTTCATAATATTCGATTTCATCAAAATTATTATTATTATTAATTTCTTTCTGAATGTTTTTAAGTTCTTCTTTTATTTGAATATTACTATTCCATAGATTTGAATATAATTCTTCATTCTTAATATTACTGTTGTAATATCGAGTAATTTCATCATTTACATTTTTATAATTTTTTTCTAATCTATCTATTTTTTCTATATAATTTTTATTATCTATAATTTTTTTATTATAATTACTTATAATTTTATTGTGCATTGCATCCAATGTCGATAAATCACGGTTTATATCGACGTTCTGAAATCGCTTTTTAGAAGTTTTATCTTTAAACATATATAATAATAAAAAAATTAAATTATGCTTTTATATAAATTATGAATTATTTTTTTTCTCCTATTATAGTATAAAGAATATAGCATAAATGGGTGGTGGTCTTCTTCAACTTGTTGCTTATGGTGCTCAGGATGTTTATTTAACTGGTAATCCTCAAATTACTTTTTTCAAAGTTGTTTATCGCCGACATACTAATTTTGCTATGGAAGCAATTCAACAAACATTCAGCGGTATTCCTAATTTCGGAAATACAGTTTATTGTCAAATCTCTCGCAATGGTGATTTAATCCATCGTACTTATTTAGAAGTTGGAATTCCAAAACTTTCATCTCCTACAAATACTTCTTATGTTAATTATTTAGGTCTTCGATTATTAAAATCTGTTTCTATTGAAATCGGCGGACAACAAATTGACAAACATTATTCCGATTGGCTATATATATGGAATGAATTATCTCTTCCTATCGGCAAACGTCATGCATGGGATACTATGGTCGGTGCAGACCACGACGTTTTAAATGCTGGTGGTCTCGATGCAAATGGCACTACTCTTTATATTCCTCTTGAATTCTGGTTCTGTCGCAATATCGGACTTGCTCTGCCTTTAATTGCTCTCCAATACCATGAAGTTAAAATTAAGATAGAATTCGAAAGTTTAGCTAATTGCACTTATGTACCCGGTGGTGTTAATGGTATTACTGAAGTTCTTTCTTTAGTTAGCCCGAATATATGGGTTGATTACATCTTCTTAGATACTGATGAACGTCGCAAATTCGCTCAATTATCTCATGAATATCTAATTGAACAATTACAATTTACCGGCCAAGAAACTCTAAATTCTACTGGTTCTAGAATTAAATTAAATTTTAATCATCCATGCAAAGAATTAATCTGGGTTGCAAAAATACATACTCCAAATGCTTATTGGTATAATTATACCGTTCCAAGTCTTACCACTGCATTACCCGATAAAAATCCTAGTGAAGATTCTGGTTATTCCTTCCCTAATACTTTTGGTGTAACTAATTTCAATACTACTGCTTACGTTACTTCAAATCTTGGTGATGCTACTATAACCAAGCCACTACAAAATACTGGAGTTATTGATAATATTTTACCTTATAATTCTACTGCTCTATTAACTACTTATCTTAATCCGTTTGCTACTTGTCTATTACAATTAAATGGCAATGACCGTTTCAATATTCGCAATGGTTCTTATTTCAATTTAGTTCAACCTTATCAACATCATACTAATATTCCTCTAAATCGTGGAATCAACGTTTATTCTTTTGCCCTAAAACCAGAAGAACATCAACCTTCAGGCACTCTTAATATGTCTCGTATAGATACTGCTATATTAGATGTTAAACCATTAACTGGAACAGGTGGAACTCCTGCAGTTATTTCAGGCAATATTAATATATATGCTGTTAATTATAATGTTCTTCGCATTCTTTCTGGAATGGGTGGTTTAGCGTATTCTAATTAAAAAACATCCAGGTTTATTATTATTTTTCTTATTTTTTTTCTCCTATTATAGTATAAAGAATATAGCATAAATGGGTGGTGGTCTTCTTCAACTTGTTGCTTATGGTGCTCAGGATGTTTATTTAACTGGTAAT